GGGGCTAGCGGTTACAGGGCGCACTTCTTCCGCTGGTGGGACCACCCGGAATATCGCCTAGCGCTTGAGGACGGCGAGAAGATCGTCCCCGCGAGCGACCTTGAGCGGAAACTGGCGGGGCTCGGCGTTTCATCCGAGCAGCTCAAGTGGTACCGCCGCAAGGTAGCCGAAAAGGGCGCAGACCTTACCGCGCAAGAGTACCCGAGCGATCCCGATTCCTGCTTCCTCGTCTCTGGCCGGTCGTTCTTTGATCAGGAGACGACGGCGAAGCTTCTCGCTGTTGCAGCCGAGCCGGTCGCTAAGCGCGACCGTGACCGTATCCGGATCTACCGCAAGCCCGAAGCCGGCAAGCAGTACATCATGAGTGTTGACACGTCAGAGGGCGGCGGCGGCGACCCGTCTGCTGCGATTCTACGCGAGCGCGCAACGGGTGATCATTGCGTCACCGTCGACGGCCAGTATCAGCCGTGGGAGCTCGCCAAAGTTTCGGCGGCGCTTGGGCTTGAATACGGCGCGGCGCTAATCGCGGTCGAGCGTAACAACCACGGTCATGCCGTGCTGCAAGCGCTTGAGCGTGAAGAGAAATACAAGAAGCTCTACAAGCACACGGACGACAAGCCAGGTTGGCCAACCAACCCGGTGACGCGCCCGCAGATGCTTGACCAACTCGAGGACGCGCACCGTCGCGGCCTTTGGAAGAGCGGGGACCGCCATGTGCTGGCGCAGTTCCGCTCATTCGTCATCAACGACAACGGCAAGCCAGAAGCGGCGCGCGGCGAGCACGATGATTTGGTGATGGCCGAGGCGATCGGCTGGGCGGTTCGGCAGATCCCGCAGCAGACGTACTCGCGCCTCCAAGTCTCCCGCTACTAATGCCGACGTACAAGCAGCTCAAGCAACGCAACCCCTGTGTTGACCACGAGCGAAACGAAGAGCTTCGGGCTCTGTACGAGGGCGGGCAGCGGCTTGAACGGAAGATCCGCAAGTTCATCCCGAAGCGCGGGCATGAGCCGCAGCAGCGCTACGAAGCTCGCCTCGGTGAAGCGGAGTACCGGAACTACACCGGCCCGATCATCGACTTCTTCGCCTCGATGCTGTTTGCGTCGAAGCCGACTTGCAAGGCCAAGCGCAACGGCGAGGTCGTAGAGAACCCCGGCGACTACTGGCTAGCCCTCCAAGAGGACTGCACCCGTGGCGGCGTCGAGCTGGACGCGTTCTTCAAGGACGTGCTCATCGACGCGATGCAGACGAAGACGGGGTGGATCCGTCTGCATGCGCCCGAGTCGGCAGCGATTGAGTATGCCGACATCAAGGCGTTCGAGGATGCCAAGGCCGGCGAGTGCTGGGTCGAGGACACCGAAGATTACGGCGTGCTCGACTGGGAGATCGGCCCTGACGGGCGGCTCCTCTGGGCTTGCACGCATCGCAAAGAATCGCGCCGCATGTCGCCCGACGGTGGCCGCGACACGGTGACCGAGACGTGGGAATGGCTCACTCCCGAAGACGTAACGGTCTACCAGCTCAAGTGGGATCTGAAGAACCCGCCAGCGGACGACACAGAGGTCCCGAGGGTTGGCGCTCCGGTGCCGCACCGGTTCGGCGCTGTTCCGCTAGTGTGTCTCGATTTGCCGCCTGGCCTGTGGGTCGCGGAACGGCTGAGGTCGCCGCAGCTGGCGCACCTACGCAAGCAAAGCGCCCTCAACTGGTCGCTAGCCACTACCGCGTACGCGATGCCAGTCGCGTTCGTAAAAGACCCTGACAACTTCAAGCAGGCCGTCATGGGTGCCGGCTACGAGCTGGTGCTCGGCGTGGACGATAAGTGGGAATGGGAAGCCCCGCCCACTGCACACTACGCCGCGCTCGACTCGGAGATCAAGGCCACCAAGGACGAGATCTTCCGCATCGCGCACCAAATGGCGCTCGGCGTTGACAACAACGCCGCAGCCGTTGGCCGCACAGCCGAGTCCAAGGCGAGCGACATGGAAAGCACCCGCGTGGTGCTGGCAGCGTTCTCCCGCATCGTGCGCGAAACGATCGAGTACACGTTCGACACGATCGCGACGGCCCGCGGCGAGACTGACCTTGAATGGGTCGTCGAAGGGCTGGACGACTTTGCGGCGCTCGACGTCGACAAGTTCATCAATCAGCTCGCGCTCGTGAAGGACAAGCTCGGCGCAATCCCGAGCCGCACCTTCGCCGTCGAGTCGAACAAGCGGATGGCACACTCGATCCTGGTTGACCTGGACGAGGATGTCGCGGCCGACATCGACAAGGAAATCGAGCGTGACACCACTGACCCGGCCGAAGACGCCCAGGCCGAGCGAGATGCCTTCCTCCTCGCTACAAAGGGCTCGGCTAGCGGCAAACGGCCTAGCGAGAGTGCTGCGGCACCAGCTACCGGCCCTGCCAAGAATCCTAATAGCGGGAGCCCCAAAGGCGGGCAAAAGCTGGCTGGCGGCAAAGCTGCTCCGTGACGGCGTTCGGCTGCATCACGGCGAAGAGCTCGTCGGCCTCGAATGGTCCGCCGGCTCAGAACTCGCAAGCCACTGGCTTGACGAACCGGGCCCCTGGATCTGCGAAAACGTCGCGATGGCTCGAGCGCTGCGAAAGTGGCTCGCTCGTACACCTCGCGGCATCCCCGCTGATCTCATCGTCCACATGAGTGGATTCGTGGTTGAGCCACTCCCCGGGCAATACCGGATGGCAGTCGGCTGCAAGACCGTCTGGGACGAAATCAAGCCCGAGCTCGTCAGGCGCGGCGCTACCATTATTGAAAGCAACGCACTGTGAGCGAATCCTGGGATCTCAGCAGCACGAGTCCGGCAGCGGCTAGCACCGTGGCTGGCCCGTCAGTCTCCAGCCTCACGAAGTGCTCGGAGCTCATGGTCGAGGCGCATCTCGTCGGGGCAACCGGCGGCACGCTCGACGTTTGGCTTCAGCGCAAGGCCGGCCCAAACCTTTGGGTCGACTGGGTGCACTTCGCCCAGCTCGCCGCGGGCGCTTCGGCGATCCACTATTCGTTCATCGTCAAGAACACGGCCACTGCGGCCGGAGCTCTTGGCGCCGTGACCACGGTCGGCAACGACGCCACCCCAGCCGTCGGCGCTGGCACGGGCCTCATCACGAACAACCATCCCGGCGATGCCGTCCGCGTGGTGTTCGTTGCTGGCGCCAGCACGTCAGCGGGCGCGGCTCAGAAGATCACGATATGGGGCGTTGGGACGGCACGCTAGACGGTGATGCGGCTAGGCTTGACCGCCCGCAGCACGAACCTGAACTGCTGCCCGTTGTCCTCCTGAACGAGCACGTCGAAGTCTGCCTTGTAGATGTGGCGGAAGTCGCTCATCGGCGTTTTGCCGATCTGCTTCGTGTACTCCGGTTGACAGAGGAACACGAGCGTCCCCGGTGAGATGATCCGCGAGTGCGACGGGTCGCCCCAGGCCCACATTGACTGCCAGCTCGGGCAAGTGGCGCAGAACGTTCCGCCGGGCTTGAGCACGCGCCAGAATTCGCTGAATTGGGCGAAGAGCCGGTGATAGTCGCCTTGCTGGCCGAGGTGCTCCAAAACTTCTATCGCCTCTAAGTCGTGGAACGAATCGTCGTCGAACGGCAGTCGCGCTGAGCCCGGCCCGTAGATCTGGAACAGGTCAAACAGCACATCCGGCTTGTGACTCGCGACGCTATCCAGCGTGACTACCTCGTCAGGCTTCTCGATTCCGTCGATGTAGAGCTGCTTCTGCTTGCGCGAACCGCAGCCGAGGATGAGGCAGCGGGTCACCACGCCTCCCACTGGCAAACGTCTGCCGGCTCAAGCTGGTCGTAGATAAACAAGCCGCCGTGGTCTGGCCCGAATGGGTGTGACGCGAAACTCGCGACACCGATCATCCAGCCGCCGTACTTGTACTTCCGCAAGGTCGTGCCCTCTTCGCCTGTCGCTTTGATTCGCACGCGAAGACCGGGCCGCGGCTTCCAAAACCATTTGGTCATTCGCCTTCCCTCATCGGTAGCCATCGCCGCAAGCGCTCTTTCTCCGCATCACTCAGTGGCTTTAGCTCGGCGCCCTCCGGCCCGATGTCTGGGCCACCACTGCTCAGAACCATTCGCCGCACGTCCTCCCAAGTCATGGGACGCAGCGGCACCTTAGTCGGTTCGCTCATTACCTAACTCAACCACAGCGCGCGCCGCGCTGCACGGGTTTCCAGACCACCCGCCAACGGTCTGAACGGGACGCGCCCGCAACGCGAACGGCCGCCGCCATCGGCCGAAAGGAATGGTTATGCCCGACGATCCGAAAAACACGCCCCCCGCCGATCCCGCGTTCAGCGAAGCCCAAGTCGCTGCGCTCACCGAGCTAATCGGCAAGACCGTCAATTCAGCGGTCACGAGCCATCTGAAGCGCCAGCCGCAAATCAACGTGGCTGAAGAGCTCAAGAAAGCGCTCACCAAAGACGCCATCGCGCCGATCTTCTCGCAGCTGCTCGAGGAGACCCCGAAGGATCCGGCACTCGGCCAGACCCCGCCGCCCGCGAAGCAAGACCCGAAGATGGCCGCTCTCGAGGCTCAGGTCTCGGACATGAAAGCGGCGCTTCAGAAGCAGGTCGAGGAAGCCAATGCGGCTCGCGAGTCCGCCAAGGCCGAAAAGGCCCGCTCTGCCCTGATGGCCGCACTCTCGCCCCACGTTCGCGAAGGCGCTGCCGAGATGGCCACTCAGCTGCTCTTCGACGCTCAGAAGCGCGTGACGCTCGACGAGCAAGGCAATCCGCTGCTCACGATTCGCCGCGCTCCATACTCTGGCGCGCAAGAAGAAGACGTGCAGATGCCGCTTGGTGACGGACTTCAGCACTGGCTGAAGACCGACCAAGGCAAGTTCTTCGTCCCTGCCCCAAGCGCTCAACCTGGCCGCGGTGGCCCACCTGCGCCACGCCCCGGCTCAGCAGCTCGCGGAGTGAACGGAACTCCCACTTACGATAAACCGGCAACGACGGACGCCGAGAAGATTCGTCGCGCTCAGGAGCAGGCCCAGGCATTCGCCGAGAAGTTCCCGCACCTGACGAACAACGATCTTCTCTGACTCGCGCCCGCTGCGTTGGCGGCGCCGACAACTGAAAAAAGGCGCCGCCTTAGCGCGGCTGAGGACCAACTATGGCTGATACTCCGCAAATTCTCTCGCTCATCACTCTCGCCCAGCAATACCGCGGCGACATCGTTCGACAGATCAACCGTAAGGTTATTCTGCTCAAGCTCCTCCCCATCGTCCGTGGCGCCGGCAAGAACGTCGCCTGGGTGGCTGAGTCGAGCGGCCAGATTGCGGAGAACTACGCTGAAGGCGCGGACGCCGCGAACTTCGGCTCTGACGCGCAAGACCCGGCGACCCTCAGCTGGGGCCTCTACCGCGCTCCGATCCATGTGAGCAAACTCTCGATGGACGCCGCGGCGAGCTCGGGCACGCCAGCTGGTAACCTCGCGCTCTTCGCTCGCAACATGGTCAACTCGGCGGCGGCCCTTGCGGCCAAGGTCGAGGCGGACGCGTTCAACGGCGCCGGCACTGGCACGCTGATCTTCGGTCTCGACGGCGCGATTGGCAACAACGCTAACACCTACGCCGGCCTCGACCGCACGAGCAAGACGTACTGGCAGCCGTACGTGACGGACCCCGGTTCGCTCACGGCTCCGACGATCAAGAACATCCGCGACGACCTCGGCGCGATCTACGACCTCTGCGGCGAAGTCCCGGATGTTGCGGTTTGCCCGACGGCGGTCTTCAACAAGGTTGCCTCGCTGTTCGACCCGAACCGTCGCTGGACCACGGTCAACACGTCGCGCGGCCAAGTGACGCTCGACGCTGGCTACGAAGGCATCCAGGTCGATAACTGCATGTTCGTCAAGTCGAAGGACGCGACGGCCAACCAGATCTACTACATCAACTCGAACTACGTTCACTTCGAGACCCTCCCGGACGCTCGCGTTCCGAACGAGGTGATGGACGCGGTCTCGGCCGACGACGGCTTTGGCTCTGTCCCGCTCGACATGGTGTTCGAGCCGCTCGCGAAGAACGGTCCGTCTAGCCGCGGTGAGTCTCTCACGACGGTTCAGCTCGTGGTCACCAAGCCGAAGACTTGCGGCGTCCGCAAGAACGTCGCGACCACCTGATTCTGACTCTCTAGGAGGAGAACCAGATGGCTATCAATGCCCAGCGCATGCCTGACGCAATGACTTACGCGTTGGTCTATGCGCACAACAAGGCGAAGATCGACGGCGTCGGCTCGTCGTTCCACTACGACATCACGTCCACGCAGACCGGCGACTACACGACGCCGGCCATCGCTAACGACACCGTGGCGACCGCGAACGCAACCGACCTGACCACGTCGATTGCGCTCACGAACTCGCT